TTCAAAGTGATTATTTTGATAAGACGTCTTGTAATGTTTCAAGGGTATGTTTTGAATCATTTGATCCTGAAGCTTACATCAATGAATTTTGTCAAGAATTCACCGACATCGAACAAGAAAAAGGATTCGACTTTACTGAAAAAGCGCCAACATGTATATTGACCGATGAAGACAAAATAATTGACCGAATCATGAAATTCGATTTCGGTTGTTCATTTATTGAAGGATCAAGAAACGCTTATATTTTTAAGGTGGCTGCATGCTTTTGTGAATACAATATTTCAAAAGATACGGCCGAATATTATTTGAAGGCCAATTTTATTTCGGAATCATTTACTTTGTCCGAATTGGTATTGACAATAAAAAGCGCGTATAAAAAAGCATCGCCAGGAATCAAATATTTTGAGAATGTCGATTTGGTTCAAAAGGTTAAACTAAAATTGAAACAAGGCGTAAATTTGCGCGATATTAAAAAGCAATTAAACGTTGACGAAGATGTCATCGACGATATCAAAACGGATCTTTCAACTTCCGAAGATATCTTTTGGATAATTGAACAAAAAAAGACCGGCGAATCAATAACAATTGAACCGTTGAAATATGCTGAATTTTTGGTCAAGAATGGATTCAATAAGTATTATCCGGAAAATGCTGAAAAACCGACATTTGTCCGAGTTCAAGAAAATAAAGTTCGTCTTTCATCGGCCGATCAAATAAAAGACTTCGTTCTTCAATTCTTGATGTCACGCGGTGAAATTAAAGTTTGGAATTATTGTTCGAAATCAGTTTACTTATTCAATGAAAATCATTTAAACATGATTGATTCGATTGGATTGAAGATGCTGCAAGACACGAAAGATGTTTCATTGATTCCGTTTCGTAATGGCGTCGCAAAGGTGACCAAGAATTCCGTCGTTCTTCAATCGTATATTGATGTCGAAGGATATATTTGGGAAAATCAAATCTTAGACCGTGATTTTATTCCAGTTGATGAATTCAATAATGACTTTCAAGATTTGATTTCAAAAGTATCGGCCGAAAATCCGGAACGAATTACGGCGCTTGAATCAACGCTTGGATATTTATTGCACACGTTCAAAGATAAGACCGATCAAAAGGCAATCATTTTCAATGACCAAGAAATTGACGACAACGCAAATGGTGGTTCTGGCAAGTCTTTAATGTTGACGGCATTGTCTTATATTCGAAAGATTGTAAAGATTGACGGCAAAGCTTTCAATTCGAAAGGTGACTTCGTTTATCAGCGCGTTAATTTAGATACTCAAGTTTTGGCATTCGACGACGTTAAAAAGAACTTTGACTTTGAACAATTGTTTTCGTTAATATCCGAAGGAATAACCGTCAACCGAAAAAACAAGGATGAAATATTTATTCCATTTGAAAGGTCACCGAAAATAATTATAACAACAAATTATGTTATTGCCGGCGCTGGATCAAGTCACGACCGAAGAAGGCACGAATTGGAATTCTTTCAATACTTTAATGCGAAAAAATCACCGCTTGAATTATACGGCCGATTATTATTCGATTCTTGGTCGGTTGAAGATTGGTCAAGGTTCGACAATTACATGATCCGGAATCTTCAAATGTTCTTGAAGTATGGATTGAAACAATCGATTTCAATTAACGCCGATTCGAAACGATTTATCCAGGCGACAAGCAAAGATTTCTTTGACTTTGTAAACGACGGCCACATCGAATCCAACATTCGCCATTACAACAACGCGTCAATCCAATTGTTCCAACAAGAAACAAACGGTTGGAAAGAACTTGAATCGCGAAGATATTTGAAATGGATTTCGGAATACGCGAAATATAAGAACTTAGATTTAAGAAAAGAACGCGATCACGGCGGACGGTTCTTTGAATTAATTGATGAAGATTCGGTCACAAATCAAGGCGATATTTGGGACGAAATTAATAAACAAGTAAACTAAACAAAAATGATAAAAATTAAAATTACAGAATCACAAATCAAACGAGCAAAGAAATTGTATTCGTTTAACGAATTGAAAAATTCAATCAAGAACGGCGAAGGGAATTTGACCGGCGCGGTTGGTGAAATTGTCGCTTTCGATTATTACCAGGAACAAGGAAAACTTGTCATTCATTCAGGCGATTTCAATTTTGACTTGTTGATTGACGGATCAAAGATTGAAGTTAAGACAATGGAATGTAATTCACCACCAAGGGACGAATATGAATGCAACGTTTCATTATTCAATGCGGAACAAGAATGCGATTATTATTTGTTTGTTGATGTCGATTCAAGTCATTCAACGGCATTTATAAAAGGTTATGTTTCAAAGGAACGATTTAAAAAGATTCGCCAATTAAGATTGAAAGGCGAAAAGAATGGAAGCTTCGAGTATAAATGTGACACTTTTGTTGTCTTAAATAGTCAATTATCATGAACAAAGAATCCAAAACAAGATTGAAGGAACTTGAATTCAAATATCTTTCATATCGATATCCGAGCGCACCAGGTCACACGATACCGTTCACCGTTTACAACGACAAGACCGCAAACGGATTGACAAAATGTATCGTTGATTTTTTAAATTATTCCGACTTTCAAGCGGAACGAATTAATACAATGGGCGTGTTTCGAAGGTCACGACGAACCGACGGAACAATGACCGAAGGGCAATGGACGAAAGGAACGGGAACACCAGGGAGCGCCGATATTTCGGCGACGATTTATGGACGTTCGGTCAAGATTGAAGTCAAGATTGGAAAGGATCGCCAGTCCGAAGCGCAAAAGAATTACCAAGCAATGATTGAACGATCCGGCGGAACTTATACAATCGCCAAAGATTTTGATTCGTTTCTTGAATGGTTTGACAAATTTTGTCTTGACATATCGATAAAAGATAAGTGGTAAAAATTGCCACATGTCTTGACAAGAAATGATAAATTTTGCGCAAAGTATGAAAATTAAGTAATAATCACCACAATTAATTAAAATTATGAAAGCAACAATCGAATACAATTTACCGGACGATCAATTCGAATTTGACAACGCCGTCAAGTCGAATAAAATGTGGCACGCTTTGACCGAAATCAAAGATGAACTTCGAAGAATTTGGAAATACGAAGATCTTAAAGAAAATCAATTCGAAATGGTTGAAAGGATTCGCGAAAAGTTTTTTGAAATATTACAAGAAAATGAAATAAATCTTGATTAAAAATTGTATTAATGAAATAATTGACTATCTTTGATAAAATTAAACTAAACAAATTATTATGGATGCAAAACAACCGGCGGTCAAAACACCGTCAAAACCAATCAAACCGATTGGAATTTATGCGCGATTACATTGCGCGAAACAATCAATTGGAAAGGTCGCAAAGAACGCGACGAATCCACATTTTAAAAAGAATTATTCCGATATCAATGCTTTGCTTGAAACGGTTGAACCAGTTCTTTGGGAAAATGGCCTTGTCTTATTACAACCAATTAAGGACGATGTTGTCATGACACAAATCGTTGACATCGAAACCGGTGAAATGATTGAATCTTGGATGAGGTTGCCAATGATTACCGATCCGCAAAAGATACTTTCCGCAATCACTTATTTTCGTCGTGGAACGCTTCAATCAATGCTTGCCTTGCAATCTATTGACGACGACGGACAAACGGCATCAGCAGCGCCAAAAAACAAACCAGCGATTACAACGGAACGATTTGAAAAAGCTTTGCTTGCAATATCTAAAAAAGAATTCACCGTTGAACAATTAAAGTCAACTTATTCATTGACGGATGTTCAATTAAAAGCGATTGAATTATGAAATGGCATCCTTCGTCATTGGGAAAACTAATGACAACGCCAAAATCAAAAGGCGAGAATTTAAGTCAAGGCGCGAAGACGTATATTCGCCAGGTGGCAAAGCAACATTTTTTCAATTACCGGATTGAACTTGACAACAAGTATATCAACAAGGGAAATGATCAAGAACAAGATTCAATCGACTTATTGAATGCCGTTCGGTTCACTAACTATAAAAAGAACGATGTTCGACTTGAAGACGAATACATGACCGGCGAATGCGATATATTGGCCGATGACCGAGTAATCGATATCAAGACATCTTGGAATTTGGAAACGTGGCCGGCAACATCAAGCGAAGCTCATGACAACGATTATGAATGGCAAGGTCGCGCATATCTAATGTTATACGATCGCGAGATCTTCGAACTTGTTTTTTGTATGGTAACGACCAAAGATGAATTCTTGAACCAGTGGGAACAAATCGACATTCATCGCGTTGATCACATTGCACCTGAAAAGCGAATCACTTCGGTAATTTATGAACGTGACTTGGATAAAGAAATATTGATTCGTGAAAAATTAATCTTCGCTAATGAATATTATTCGCAATATATTAATGAATTAAATTCGAAATAATGGCAGCAAAAGAAAAGGCAAAAGAATTGTATTTAAAAATGTTGCATTGGCAAGTTGAAATGAATACATGTATTGAAAACGATATCATTTCAACATCGGCTCAAGAATGCGCGTTGATTGCAATAAATGAAATGATTGACATGCGCAATGGACTTTATCTAAATGAAGGCAGCATCGTTCATCAATATCTTTTGGATGTTAAACAAGAAATACTAAAACTATGACACTAATTATCTTAACAATTTTAATGATTCCGGCAATGGTTGTCGGATGGCTCGCATTCGGCTATTGGATGTATGAATATTATAAAAACAAAAAACAATGAATTACACTATTGAAGGAAAAATTGTGGTTGTCACCGAGACAACACAAATCACCGAGAAGTTCGCAAAGCGCGAAATCGTAATCGAAACCGATGACAAATATCCACAACAAGTCATGCTTGAATTTAGCCAGGACAAATGTCAATTGCTTGATGAATGCAAAGTTGGTGACCAGGTTCAAATCGGATTCAACATTCGTGGCCGGGAATGGAATGGAAAGTATTTCACACGCCTGGAAGGTTGGAACATAAAGATTGACATTTCAAACGAAACTAAAAACGATATTTTAAATGAAATCAATGACGATCTACCTTTCTAATAATGAAACCTTAATGGATTTCATGATGAAGATGACAAAGGACAAAATATCCAAGCGATATAAAATGAAACA